TCCCATGTAATTTTCATTAACGACGGATCTAAACAATTTATCAAAACTAAGTGTTTTTCTAGTCATAACTTTATTTAGTATTTGTTTTCCCATTTTTCTACTTTCTTGCAATTCTTTTTCTTCTTCTGCTTCTCCAGCTTGAAGTACTTTGAGTTGATTTTCTAAATCTGCTTTTGCCTTCTCCGAAAGATTCGGATTTTCCAAAGCCATTCTGATCGTTTTCTCTTTTTTAGAACTGTATTTATTTTCTTCGCTATCCTCCTCTTTGCATCCGCATTCACACTCCGATGGATGATCGTCGTTCAATGCTTTTGTAGCACCTCCCTTTTCATCAAGACCACCATCCTGTTTAGGGAAATTTTCATCAAATGCATTTGGTGGTTGGTTCTTGGATTCTTTGACAATTGTGTGTTTTAACGCATTCAACATGTCTCCATATGCGTTTCCGATGTTTTGAAGATCCTTTTTGATCATAGTGTTATTTAACCATATACAGTTAAATATCTTAATATGTCAAAGAAACCAGAGAAGTTTTATATGGGGAATCAAAATCTTCCCTCTAAAGGAACTGTTATCTCATATACACCAGATCAAATTAAAGAAATGGAAAAGTGTGCTAAGAACATATTACATTTCGCTGAAAAATACTTTTACATATTGAATATTGATGATGGTAAAATTCCAATTAAACTATACAAAGCTCAGAAACGAGTTTTAAAACAAATGATGGAGCATCGGTTCTTTTGTTTATTGGCAAGTCGTCAGGTGGGAAAAAGTACCCTTATGACAATTTATATATTATGGATGGCTAATTTCTTTGAAAATCAAAGAATTCTTCTTGTTGCAAACAAAGAATCTACAGCTATTGAAATTTTTAGTAGAGTTAGGATGGCATATGAAATGTTGCCGAATTGGTTGAAGTCTCCCGTTGTAGAATACGCCAAGACTAGTATGGAACTTGAGAACAACAGTCGCATAGCTATTACAACTACAACTGGAACGGCAGCGCGTGGTCAGGCCGTATCTGTTTTAATTATTGACGAATGTGCTTTCATCGAACCCCATCTTATGGACCCATTCTGGGCATCTGTATTCCCAATCGTATCATCTTCCAAAAAAGCAAAAGTTTTCATGTGTTCCACTCCAAACGGAACTGGTAACTTGTTCTATGATATATACACTGGTTCAATTGAAAACAAAAACGGATGGGCTAATGATAAAATTTTATGGAATGAAATTCCCGGAAGAGATGAAAAATGGGTGAAAGAAATCAAGGGAGGGTTGGCATCCGAAGAAAAATTTGAACAAGAGTTCAACTGTCAGTTCTTAAATTCAGGAACGGGATCGATGGGCGAAGATGCATATAACCACATGAAGTCTTACATATCTGATCCAGTAGAGACTTTGATGGATGGTAAGTATAAGATTTTTGAGCATTATCAAGAGGGGCGGATTTATATAACGGGTGTTGACACCGCTGAAGGTATCGGAGGTGACTTCAGTTGCATAAAGATACTAGACATAACCGATCTTAAAGAAATCACCGAAGTTGCTGAATATTACGATAATGCCATATCGGTTTCTGAGTTTGCCAACAAGGTGCATGAGATTCTATCCCACTGGGGTAAACCATTGGCTTGTATTGAAAGAAATAACCAAGGTGGTCAGGTTGTTGATAGACTTGGACTTGATATGGGATACATGGACAAGATCGTGTGTTGGGGCAGTAAATTGGCGGGAAGAAAAAACACACAGTTGTTGGGTATGATCGCATCAAGAAACACCAAATACAATGCTGTTGCAAATGCTCGTTATTTCTACAATGACAAGATGGTGGTGCAATTTAAAAATGAAGACTCTCTAAACGAAGTATTCAAGGACTTCGTCAAGCTTCCAAATGATAGCTGGGGTGCAATCTCTGGAAAGCATGACGATAGAACAATGGCATTGATTTGGGCATTGATGGTGTTGCATGATGATATCGTCGAGCAATACTTTACAGTTGATGAATACGATGATTGCGGCAAGCCTTCAAAATTAACACCCAATGAAAATTTATTCAGATCATTTGAACCAGCGACTTCTATATACACAAATGAAGCGGTTGATGGTATTGAGAACAGTCAGATATCTCCTATCTATTTCGGAACCTCTACACAACAATCAAGTGACTTCGCTGACTTGGAAGCTGAAGGATGGGTATCATTGGGAGGATCAATACACAGTGGCTACAGAGAGCTAAACGACAACGAAACTGCGTTTTTTGATAAATACTTTTAAGTATGGAAGAAATTCGACAAAGCCCGTTAAACCAAGCAGCGAAGGACAAGTTTTTACTTGTTTTTGATGTTCCTCCCATTTTAAAGGAGTTTTCTTCCAAATCGGTGCGTAATAATAAAACGATCATACCAGATACAGTGCAGTTTACTATATGGGGAACTGCGGTTCCTGATATAACTGTTCCCGGAACAGAAGTTCGCTATGCTGGATCTACATTATATGTATCATCCCACAACAAAGCGAGTTACCCGCCAGTCGAAGTCAATTTTGCTGTGGACAGCATGTATAATAACTATTGGACGATATATCAATGGTTGAACTTGCTGCACGACGAAAAGACAGGGGAATACAACGCTAGAAAAGAATTTGTTGACGCTAATTTCAACGATTATCAGACAGATCTGACGATTTATGGATTGGATGAATACGGTAAGAAGCGTGTAAAATTTACTTATAAAAAAGCATTTCCCACAACTCTAAAGGGACTTAACTACGATTATCAACCATCTGGAGATATGCGATTGGTTTCGGGGTTTGTGTTTATCTACAGTCAAATGCATATTGAGCTTTTAAATTCATGATATAGGAATTTAAAAAATGCCAAATTTAAATTTTCTTGCCGATAAAGATTAAATAGATTTATGACTCCCGGTGTTGAGATATGTGAACAAACTCCCTATTATGGTTATGTGTATATGTGGTCTGATTTAGAAAGAAACAAATTTTATATCGGATCTCATAAAGGAAGTATATATGATAAGTATAAGTCTGGTAGTAAATGGTTGAATGATGCTATAAAGAAAAGACCAGATACTGTAAAATTTAGAGTATTAGAATATTACTACGGAACAGATAGAAACGAACTTTATAAATTAGAAGATAAATATTTGATATTTTTTAATGTTGAGTTGAATGATAATTTTTACAATTTTAAAAATCAAGCTAAGGGAGGAACCGGCCCTTTCAAGCACAAGGGAAAAAAGAGGATTGAATATACACCGGGGTGGATTGACCATAGAAAGGGTAAAAAACTTGAAGAAATTTACAAAGACCCTGAAAGTATCAGGCGTAGAATTGGAAAAACCATGTCGGATTTTTATATTAAAAATGGGCATGGTGTTAAAAAAGGCAAAAAACACAGCAAAGATTCTAGAAAAGGTAAAACTGTTGAAGAAATATATGGATATAGAAGATTAGCAAATCCAAATAAGCCATTCATAATAACAGTTCAAGAACCGGGAAAGGAAACTTATGAAATTTATTGCAGACACGAACCTGATTTTTTTAATTTGGTAAAGATGGAATCTGATAATTTAGGAATACTTAAAAAAACAGGTAAAAAAATAGTTTTACGAAGACAGCCATCAACTAAACACGACTTTGAAATAAATACTGTGCTGACTTTTAAATTTGTGGATGAAAAAGATTAAATAGATTTATGGCAAGAAGAACTATAAATTCACCGGGAACGGAAATTTTCGAACGTGATCTCTCATTAACAGTACCTCAGAATATCGGAACCAACGTTTTTGTAACCGGATTCACGAATCAAGGACCAACAGATGAAGTTTTAAAAGTAACAACTCGCGATGAATTGGAACAAATTTACGGTGTTCCAACAAACAGTTCAGAGCGTTATTTCTACTACACAGTCAGAGAACTTTTAAATTCTCCAGCAAACATTTACACTTTCAGACTTCCATATGGTGAAAATACCGGTGATGGATTCGGAAGTCAATATTCTGCATTGGTTTATCCAGTTAGAAATTATGCAGGAACCGCTGTGTTTTCTGTAAGTTCATTCCAAGTATCTTTAAATTACTCTCCGGTACTGAGCGCAGCTCCACTATCAGGTGCTGCATTTAGTTTCCAAACAAGTAACAATATTCAACGAACTGTAGTTTACAGTATAAATGGAGCTGCTCCAGCTAGAAGCGGTGATATTGTGGTCGGTGTAAATAACACTGATAACTTCACAACCATCTTTACAAAAACCACAGCGGCTGTAAGTTTATCTGCACCCGGTCAAACATTCGACCAATCAGCATCCTCATTTTCAATTAAACTTAGTGCATATGTTCCATATACATATACAGCAAGCACAACCGCATCAGTTCTTCCGGGACTTGACGATCCCGGTGATGTATTTGGTATAACTGCCAGCACTGTAAGTGTTGATACAGGGGTTGGATTGACCACTAATTTGGATACAACACAAGGTTCGTACTTCTTAGGTGAACCTGTTCACTTCAACTTAAACGAAACTCAATACAGACAAGCTCTTGAAGGTAGCTTATTTGACTGGTCTACCACAAGCGCTGATATATCAGGACTATCCGCATTAAATGCACTCGGTGGTGCTGGTGTTATTGTTCTTAACAAAGCGCAAACCACAATCAATGGACAGTTTGAAGGTTACTATCTTGGTATTGCAGACAATACCAATATCAACCCGGCTACAAACTATGATGCTGTCTTGAGTCTAAAAACTGTATCGACAAATGCTAACCGAGTCGTTGGCGCATCATACACAAATGTTCCAAACGGCACTCTTCAATTCAACCTATCATCAACTCCATCAGAAGGTGCTAACAGCATCTCAGAAATCATGGAGAACCTCACCGATTACGATATCGATGACGCTCAAGATGATGACCTGTTGAATGTTGGCGTGTTCAAGATTCGTAAGAGCCTTTATGCTAACGAGTCCTTCAAACTTGATTTCGTTCTCGATGATGCAATCGTAGGATCTATCGATACATTCAGAACCCAACTCAACCCAAGAGGTGGTCCAGCGGTTCCATTCTTCTTGGAATCTGTTGATAATAACAGCAGAAACATTGAAATCTTGGTTAACCCATACATTTCAAACAAGTATCGTGAAAGCAGCCTGAACACAGCAGGTATCCCGCAGAAGAAGATCAGAGTTCTTACCAATGGAGCAATCAGCAACTACAGCAACATCTCAGCGAGTGTTGGAATTCCATTGGCCACTCTACAATCTCTAGCAGGTATTATTGGATATGCTGATAACCTATATCCGCTTGGTGCATTCAGCGACACTGTTATCCAGCAAAAGATTGTTGGCAACATCCCAACCAAGATAAATCGCGCTCTTGAAACAATCAAGAACGACGAAGTATACGACATTGATGTTGTTGTTGAAGGTGGTCTTGGTACAATCTTCGCAATGGCATGTGCCGCAGGTACAGCATACTACGATGACACATTGTACTCCAGCACATTAAGCAACAAGCTATCAAGCCTGAGAACATCAAACGATATCTTTAACATACCTGCTGCAACTGAAATCAGAGGTAACTACAGTGCGATATTCAATCAATTTGAAAACTTCTGTAACTTACCTAGCAACACTGGTGGTCGTGGAGATTGCATGTTCATTGCTGACATCCTTCGCCACATCGTGGTGACTGGTAGAAATACAAAGATTCTTTCTGACAAAACCAAAAACTTCCAACAAGATGTTTACTGGCCAATCAGACACCAATTCGGACTTGAAAACACTTCATATGCAGCTGTGTATGGAAACTGGGTGCAAGTTTATGAAGAATTCTCGGGTGAGAAGATCTGGGTTCCATTCTCTGGATACGCAGCTGCAACTTACGCAAGAACAGATGCCAATGACTTCCCTTGGATCGCTCCAGCAGGATTCAACCGTGGATTACTAACAACATCAGCACTTGATATTGCAGTCAATCCTAACCAGAAGCAACGCGACGAGTTCTACAAAACCAATATCAATCCAGTATCATTCAGCGCAAGCGATGGTATGGTTATCATTGGTCAGAAGACACTCAGCCGTAAGCCAAGTGCATTCGACAGAATCAATGTTCGTAGATTGTTCTTGGCACTGGAAAGACCGACCAAGAAGGTATCCAAATACTTCTTGTTCGAACCAAACACAGAGTTTACAAGAACCAGATACATCAACACTCTAACCCCGCTGTTTGAATTTGCTAAACAAAATCAAGGATTGTACGATTATCTGATAGTTTGTGATGAGAGGAATAATACTCCAGAAGTTATCGACAATAATGAACTCAGAGCGGATATCTTCATAAAACCCGTTAGAAGTGCAGAGTTTATCCTCGTTCAGTTCACTGCTACAAGAACAGACGCTAGTTTTCAAGAACTTATATAAAATATAATAAAAATAAAGGCCATTTTTGGCCTTTATTTTTTAAGTTGTCGTGTAATTATGTTAGTAACAGACTATTAAATAATCGTGAATATCAAAGAAGCTATCAATAAATGTTTGGATATTAAAGGAAATTTGAATTTTAAAAAAATGCCAAAATATCTAATCATCGAAATAGAAAACCTTACTGTTTTTTTAAATGATCACAATCCTAAAATATCAGAGAGGATCTATTGTGTTATGAATGACATTAAAACTCTTCA